TGGAGCAGCGCTTCGGCCGTCGCCCCCGCTTCCAAGAACTGGAAGACCAGGGTGGTGGTCCCCGTGGCCTCGTCGATGCGATTGCCGCGTTGGTCTGCTGGAACCCGAAGGGCCTCGGCAAGTTCGCCGCGACTTCCTAGTAGCAACCTTAACTAAGGAATAATCGAAAACTATGAAAGTCTACGAACTGCCCGCAGAAACCAAAGCCGCTACCGGCTTCACGCACAAGGCCATCGTCACACACGAAGACCTCACCGTCAGCACCGCCGACGCGGACCAGACCATCGCTCTCTTGAGCGTGGCCGCTGGTGACGTTGTCGAGAAGGCTGCCTACAAGCTCGTCACTGCCTTCAGTGACGCTTCGGACGCCGCCTTCAACGACACCAACGTCTCGGTTGGCGACGGGGGCAGCACCGGTCGCTTCATCGCCTCGTCCGAGGTGAACCTCAACGGCACGGAAGTGCTGTTCGCCGCCAACGCGAACACCACGGCCTACGCCTACACGGCGGCCGACACGGTTGACCTGCTTGTCGAGTCGATGGCGGCCAAGAGCCTCAGCGACCTCGATTCCGGCGAGATCCACGTCTACCTCGCGGTGACGAAGCTCTCGGCGATCTAAGCGTCTTAACACACGGCGGCGTCTTCGGACGCCGTCGCAGTTAGGATGTCAGCGCAAATATTCGGCGATCTGGTCGCCGACATGGATGGAGACCTCGCGCAGCTTGTCCGAGACGAGCTGAAGACCGGCTGGCACGCGCAGCAAGTCATGGCCGGCATTGAGGCGACCAAGGCCAAGCAGCTCAACGACCAGATCGAGCACTGCACCGTTGATGGTCTCGGCCAGCATGTCATGGACGTGCCGGCCGATGCTTATTTCGCATGGCAGCAACACCTTGGCCGCGACTGCTGGGGCGATAAATCGTTCAGGACTTGGTTCCTCAAGAAAAACCCGCAGTGCGCGGTCAATTACACACCCCGCAAACCCACCGTGCTCGTTCCGTGAAAAAACCCGAAGTCAGCCAGCTCATCTTCGACATCGACCAGGCGGACGCGGACGGCTCGCAGTACCAGCAGCGCAAGGTCAAAAACTTCAACACCCGTTACTGCATCTGGCCCGGGCAGACCGACGACGGCCGCAAGCACCAGAGCGCCTACGGACGCAAAATCTTTCCGTTCGAGAATGCGGCAGACACCAAAGTCTTCCTCGCCGAGACCCTGATCCGCGAGCGCGTCATCGCCCTCGTCAATTCCTTCTTCAAAGCCCGCGTGCAGGTCCAGCCGGTCGAGTCCATGGACATCGCCAAGCGCAACGCCGCGGAGTCCGTCCTCAAGTGGCTCCTCTTCCAGCACTGCCTGGATGACCTCCGGCGCGAGATCCGCCTCGCCGCCGAAATGCGAGAGACCTACGGCCTGGCCATCATGGCGGTGGACTGGGAGCGCCAGACCCGGGTCGAGGTGAAGACCTTCACCATGGAGGAAGCCATGATGATGCTGCAGGAGTCGCAAGACCCAAACCTGCAAGCCCTCCTCGAGGTTGTGCTTGATCCCGAGCAGGAAGAACTCGCCGCGCAGTTGATGGGAGAAATCATCCCCGAGCTGGGAACCACGGCCAAGGTCCGCGCCTTCCGCGAAAAGGGTGAGGTCGAGTGGGAGCAGCCCTACATCTTCAGCAGCAAGCCGGTCGTCCGCGCCCTGGAGCCGTGGGAAGACATCATCTTCCCGATCCAGACCGACAGCATCCAGCGCGCACCCTTTGTCGCCCGCCGGGAACTCCTCAACGAGTTTGAGCTGCGCGAGCGGGCGGCCATGGAGGGCTGGGACAGCGAATGGGTCGAGCGCGCCGTGAAGCACAAGGGTGAGCTGAAGCGCATCCACCTCAACATCCACCGCTCGGACAACTTCCTCTTCGAGCAGCTCCGCGACCTCATCGAGGTGTGGCACGTCTACCGCAAGGAGCATGACGAGCGCACGCAGGCGACCAAGGTCACCCGCACCGTCATCTCTTGGAACATCACCGACAAGGCGGCCCTGCATGAGCTGATGCCGTACGACCATGGCGACTATCCCTTTGTCGAACTTCCCCGGGAGCGCAACACCCGCCCGCTGCTTGAGGCCCGCGGCATACCCGAGATCACCCAGACCGCGCAGGAGGAGGTCAAAATTCAGCGCGACTTCCGCGTAGACCGCGCCTCGCTCTCCATCCTGCCGCCGATCAAGACGCCGGCCAACCGCGGCAAGTTTGACTTGGTTCTCGGCCCCGGCATGCAGATCCCGGAGCGACGCCCCGGGGAGATTTCTTGGATGAACCCGCCGCCCTTCGACCAGGGCAGCATTGAGGTCGAGGCCGCCACCCGCGCCGATGTGGACCGCTACTTCGGCCGGATGACCGAAGCCGTCAACCCCAACCTCTCCATGCTGCACATGCAGGAGCTGGTCGATAGCTGGCTGCTCGACATGAAGCTCGTTGTTGCCCAGATCCTCGCCCTGGCGCAGCAGTACATGACCCCGGAAGAAATCTCGCGCGTCACCGGCAATGGCACGCCCATAGCGGAAGGAGCCGCCGACATCCGCGGCAAATTCGATATCACGGCCGAGTTCGACGCGCGAATTTTGGACAACGAAGCCCTCGGCGCGAAGATGGACTTCATCGCCAAAGTGCTTGTCCCGCTGGACAGCTTCGGCGTCATCGACCGCGCCAACCTGGTCAAGTACCTCATGGCCTCGGTCGATCAAAACCTCGCCAACATCCTCGTCCAAGACATCGGCGCCGCCACCCAAGCCGAGATCGAAGACGAACAAGGCGCCTTCGCCAAAATCGCCGCTGGCACCGAACCGCCGCTCAAGGAGGGCGGACAAAACGCGCAGGTCCGCTTGCAGACGCTCACCCAGATCGTCCAAAGCAACCCGGCTGTCGCGCAGAGATACCAGCAAGACGAAATCTTCCGCCGCATGCTCGACGCCCGCATGCAGGCGTTCCAATTCCAACTCCAGCAGCAGCAAAACGCAGTGATCGGCCGAGTCGGCGCCCAGCCCGCACTGCAAAAGATGCAGCAGGAGCAGCAGCTCGGCATGACCGCCGCCGCCTAATCCATGCACCCCAACGTCCAAGTCCGCAACGTCGCCGGTCTGAACATACCGGAGCACGACCACATTACTTTCACTTATTACGGTGCGACAAACAACGCCCAGACCGTGACCTATCGGCAGGGCGGCGCCAGCGGCCAGATCGTGGCCACCGTCAATTTCACCTACACGACCCAGCCCCCGACAGCCGATGGCACTCCGGTGGCCACCGCGACCCGCAGCTAATGCACTACAACGCCTTCACAGGATCTTTCGACGCCGCCCGCTCCAGCGGAGCCGGTCGCGTTGTCGCCTCGGTGGAGCGATACGACGAGCTGCCGCTTGATGGCCGCGCCCCGGTGGGAAGCGCCTGGAGGGTCAACACGGCCAGCGGCATCGTCTTGGTCAACCGCCATCAGGCCGGCGTCTATGTTCGCACCGGGGCGGCCGGCGAGAGCCGCGAGGCTGACTATACTTTTGTGGGACCGGCGCTGTCGGTCGTCGTTCTGGAGGCTGCCGCCTAATGCGCACCGTCACCCTCCAGTCGATCCTGCTCCGGGCTTGGCAGCGCGTTGGCAATGACGCCAGCGACATCGCCAACATTCCGACCGGCGCCCGCACCATGCTTGTCGCGGCGGCCAACGAACGCATCGCCGACTGCTGGGAATGGGCAGATTGGCCTGAGCTAATGCGCGTCGAGAGCCGCACGGTGGAGGGCAACGACACCACCGGATACTTCATCCCCTACGAGCAGACCGGCCAGACCGCCATGGGCGAAGTCTTTGCTGTCCTGCGCGACAACCCGGCGACCCATGTTGCGCCGCGTGAGATCCAATACACGTTGCTCGGCGACAACATCCGCTTCCCCGACAGCACCGACCTGCCGACCAGCGTGTATGTCCGCTACCGGGTGCGGCCGGACACCTACACAACCGGCAACCTCACCGCGACTGTCCCGGCGGTCTTGGCCAAGGCTGCCGCGTTCATGCTTTCCGCCGACCTCTTGACCGAGGACGGCCAGTTCGACAAGGCGCTGGCCATGGAGCAAATGGCCGAGGCCGAGCTGATTTCCCAGCGCGACAAATACTACTTCCAACAAGGGCAACCGAGCATGTGGACCGCCCGCATCAGCCAATACTAAATCATGAACCCCAACGTAAAAATCAAACCATCCACCGGCGACGTTCTCGACCATAGCAGCACCACCTCGGGGGCCGCGCCATCTGGCGCCCATATCGTTATGGTGGCCAACGCCTCGCGGACATACCTCGTCTTTCAGAATGTGAGCGACACGGTGATGAGCATTAACTTCGGAGCTGACGCTGGTGCGGCCGATGGCATTGTCGTCCAGCCAGGAGGCAGCGTCACCTTCAATTCTGCCTGGGTTCCCTCGCAGGAAGTTCGTCTGCGGTGCAGCAGCACCGGCAAGGCGTATGTCGCCAAGCAAGGAGTCTAATTATGCGCTGGGCACTTATACTAATAGCGTCGGCGGTTGCGGCCATTGGCCAGATCGATAACCCGCCATCTTCTGTAAACATCACCGACGCCACCGCCACCGGACGCGCCGTGCTGACCGCAAGCAACGCGGCGGCGGCGGCTACGGCTATCGGCCTCGGCGCGACCAACAACGTAACCTTTAATTCCGCAACTTTACCAGACGGCATCACGCTTGATACCGCTCAAGATCTTAACGGATCTATGACCTATGATGGAGTCAGCGGTCTGAAGTTTGAAAAGCCGCCGTTCATGGACGCAATTACCAATTACTTTGCGTTCTTTCCCCACTGGGACCCCTTTTCGACCAACGCTCTCGGCTGGAGAATCGGAACGTCCACCAATTCAACCAACGACCTCACCACGCTGTTTCACTTTGCCAGTGATGGCGAAATGTGGGCCGAGCTTGGCTTGAGCTTGGGCGGAGAGATCGAGTTCCGTAATGCCGCAGCCGCAGCCGCAACCCGCACCAACTTGAGCCTTGGCGAAACCAACAGCGTCACCTTCTCCAACCTAACGCTAAACGGCACCCTAACCGCCGCCAGCATCGCCACCAGCACGCCGGTCAGCTGGAGCCTCGACGCCATCCAAACCGCCGCCGCGACAAACGGCGTCCTCGACCTGCCGCTCAATGCGAACGTGCTGCGGATCACCAACGCGAACACCATCTCCGCCATCACCAACGGGCGTCTCGGCGCGTTCTACTACATCGTCAACCAGTCTGGCACGAACCTCGTCCTATCCAACAGCGCCACGCTAACAACTCGCGGCGGCGGCACGGTCACGCTGGCCCCGAACCAGTCTGCCACCTTGCTCTCGACCAGTGCTACCAATGCGACTTTGCAAGGCGGACCTTCGCAACTAGACAGTCCGACCTTCGCGGGACTCACCACCACCGGCAACGTCACCATGAGCGGCACGGCGAACACGGCGCCCAATCAGGCGGCGGCTAGTGGGTCGTCGATTATGACGAGGGATTTGGGTGATGCGCGGTATGGGCAAACACTTTATGCTTCCGCATCAGGCGTTCAGCTAACGACAAACAATACCACGCTTGAAAACATCACAGGACTATCGCTCGTCGTTCCCGTGGGAACCTATATCCTAACAACCCAAGTCTTTTTTTATGCCAACGCGGCGCAGGGCAGCAAAATGGCGCTGACTTTCGATGGAACTTCAACGCAAACCGGCTTCCGTCAAACGATAACAACAACGGTTGCACAAGCCGTTGCCATTGCTTCGCTTGGTAGCACATCGTCAGCAACGGCGTCGGAGGTCGCGCATTTCCGAAGGTATTTTATGAATGTGACCGCGCAAGGAACGCTACAAGTTCAAGGAGCACAAAATGTTGCCGGAACTAATAACATCAGCGCAACTGGATTTATAAAGCTGGAGAAACTCCCATGACCCTTCTCCTCTCCAACAACAAACTGACCCGCTTCTCCCGCAGCGGCGACTACGCCACCACAACCGACATCGCGCTCGAAGGCGACCTGTCCGCAACCGCCGCCGCGCTCCTCGCATGGCTGCAAGCGCAACTGGCCGAAGGCGAGACTGTCGCGCAAGTGATGATGGAATCCGACGGCCAAGTGGCCACCGCCTACGAGGTCGAGACAGACGCCGAAGGCAGCGAGACGCAAGTCGCCACGGCATTCCGCCCGCGCCTGTCCGCCGCTGTCAGCGTTAACGCACCCGCCGGAAGCCGCACCTTCGCCGTGTCGAGCGAAGCCCTGCCCGATGAACTCCGCGATGGCCTGCTGGCCGCGTGGGAGCAAGTGGAGGCACTGCCATGATTATCTCCGCGAACAAATGGGAACATGACGTTCAAGGCTACTTGAACATCTGCAACATCACCGACAGCACGCCGCGCAAGCAGATCCGCGACTTTGCCGCTGGGGTGAACGACTTGGGGCTGTGGAACTCGATGGTGTGCTGGCCGCTGCGTTCGTCGCAGAACGTGGGGACGGGAACCACGGCTTATTCGCTTGGGGGCTTGGGGGCTTACAATGGCACTTTGGTTAATGGGCCGAGTTGGGGGACGGATGGGATTGATTTTGACGGAAGCGATGACCGCATTGACCTTCCGGCAATACCTCTAGATAGCACGGCCTCGTTGTTTTACGTCACAGCGTATGCCAATACGAACGCGCAAAAACCAATGCGCGTCAACGGTCTTGAACTTGGAGCCGCATTTATGAGCAACGAAGGCATAGAGGCGGTTTGGTTGGTTAGTCCAGACCCATTAGTGGGACGCACTACCGTAATTAGTGGACTAGGCGCAAACGTGCGCCACAGCGCCGCCGCCGTGTTCGACGCCGAAAACACAACAATATCCCGCTTCTACAATGGAGGGAGCAAAGCAAGCAACACAACTGCTTCGCTTACTGGCACACCAACGCAAATCGCGCACATTGGAACAAGGCAAGCTGGCAACTCACATGCGGATGGCGTCATTTCGGTTGCGGCATATTTTGACGCGCCACTAACGGACGGCCAAGTCAGCGATCTGCACACCCTCTACAAATCCACCCTAGGCACCGGCCTCGGCCTCCCTTGACCATGAGCAACTTCGAGCAAACCGAACGCATCATCGCCGTGCCAGCCGAAGCGGTAGGCACGATGTTCCCGCAACTCCTCGCGCAGTTTGGCCAAGAGTTGCCCGATGGCGGGCGCAATGTGCTGACGCTGGGCGGGCATTGGGATGATGCCGACCAGACGCGCCTTCGTGCTGCTTCGCTGACGGATGGGACGATTACGGGAATGCCGCTCGTCGATGGTCGGCTGGCGTTTCGGTGTCTTTGGCAGGCGGACCTCGCGGGGGCGTTTGATCGTGGGGAGATTGCGGGGGTTGAAGAACTCACCGAGCAACAGCTCGCCGACCTAACACCCGAACCAGAAGCAATGCCATGACCTACTGGCACCATCACTTCACTACGACCGAAAAAGGCGTGATCGGCACGGCCACGTCCATCGGCTCCTCCGTCTTCAGCATGCTCCCCCACTTAGAAACCACCCTGCGCATCGGCGGTCTCATCATAGGAATTTTAGTCGGATTGGCCACGCTCATCAGCGTGCTCCACGACATCAAAAAGAAGCAGAAGGAACTAAAATGAATAACTGGAAAACAACTGTAACCGGCGCTCTAGCCATCATCATCGCCATCGCCTCCGGGGCCAAAATGTATCTCAGCACCGGCCAAGTGCCCGACATCGGCGCCCTCGCGGCGGCTGTCGCGGCCGGCTGGGGACTCATCATGGCCAAGGACAGCACTGCCCGCTCCTGACTCCATGCGCCGCGCCCCCAGGCTCATTGCACTTGCGACCCTCGCGCTCGCCTCGGCTGCTCTTGTGGCTGGCTGCGTTAGCTTCCCCGTGCCGCCGAGCGACATGGGCAAGGTGAAGCGCGGCGAGCTGGGGACGCTGGTGGTCAAGGTGGTCGCGCAATACAAGCCGAACTGGGCTGGCACGGTGCAGGCCGGACTGCGTCAGTGGAATGCCAGCGGCAAGGAAGTCAAAGACCCGATCAAGTAAATGTGGCAGTGGATCAAGAAGCTGTTTGGCATCAAATCCGCGACTGGCCCTCGGCCTGTCTCGCCGAGCTTGCCATCCGTATCCACAACCGTCTCCACTCCCTCCGGCGCCAGCAAGACCTACGATCAGCGCCGCGTGTTCACGCC